TAATCCTATTTTACCCTTAATCCAATAACTTAGATATATAAAGTAAGGCAGATCAGTTCTGCCTTACTTTTTCAAGGAGATATATTATATGGCTATGACTTTATTCGGGTTCCAGATAACTCGAAAAAAAGATGATGAAAAAGAGAACGAGACTCTTAAAAAGTTTTCAATGCCCACCAATGATGATGGTGCGGTAACTATACAATCTGGTTCATATTATGGAACATATGTAGATTTAGATGGTACAGTTAGAAACGAAATTGAGCTTATTACTCGATATCGTGAAATGTCTATGCAGCCAGAGCTTGAAACTGCTATCGACGAAATCGTAAACGAAGCTATTGTTGTAGAAGATTCAGGCAGTTCCATTGAAATTAATATGGATGAACTAGAAGTTTCCGATCAAATCAAAGAGAAAATAAAGGTCGAATTTGAATATCTCAACAAACTACTCAATTTTGGAAATATGGGACATGATATTTTTAGAAGGTGGTATATTGATGGAAGAATGTTTTATCATGTAGTCATAGACGAAACATCTCCTGCAAAAGGTATTCAAGAGCTAAGATATATTGATCCCAGACGTATCAGAAAAATTCGTGAGATTCAAAAGACTAAAGACCCTAAAACTGGTATGGAACTAATCAAAAAACAGAATGAATATTATTTGTATAATGAAAGAGGTATCATTGGCACACATTCAAATCTTGGTACCAAGATTGCTACAGATTCCATCATAAATGTAAATTCTGGTTTGATGGATGCGAAGAGAATTATGGTTCTCTCATTTTTACATAAAGCAATCAAACCACTCAATCAGTTGAGGATGGTTGAAGATGCTACAGTCATTTATAGACTTTCAAGAGCACCAGAAAGAAGAATTTTCTATATCGATGTAGGTAATATGCCTACAATCAAGGCCGAACAATATCTTCGTGATATTATGGTCAATTACAGAAACAAATTAGTTTATGATTCCACAACAGGTGAAATCAAAGATGATCGTAAACATCTTTCAATGCTTGAAGATTTTTGGTTACCACGCAGAGAAGGCGGTAAAGGCACAGAAATCTCTACACTACCTGGCGGTCAAAATCTTGGTGAAATGGAAGATGTAAAGTACTTTGAAAAGAAGCTTTACAAAGCATTAGGCGTTCCAGTCTCAAGATTAGAACCTACACAAGGATTTTCTCTAGGTCGAACCACTGAAATCACCAGAGACGAATTAAAGTTTACCAAATTTGTTCAAAGACTCAGAAACAAATTTGCCAGTATGTTTGATGATATGCTGAGAATACAACTTGTACTCAAAAGAGTTTGTACAGAAGAAGAATGGGATGATTTCAAAGAAAATATCTGGTATGATTTCAAGAAAGATAATAATTTTGACGAAATCAAAGAATCAGAACTTCTAGGACTTAGATTACAAACACTGCAAATGATTGATCCATATGTGGGTAAATATTACTCTATGGAATGGATTCGAAAGAATGTTCTTCAGCAAACTGATGATGATATGGCTGAAATCAATCAGCAAATGCAGCAAGAAGCTGAAATACAAGCACAACAGCAGCAACAGCAGCAACAACAAATGGCTGCACAAGGTCTTGATCCTAATGGCAAGCCATTACCAACAGGACCTAATGAAGAACAATTAAATCCTGACGGTACTCCTGTTATGCCACCATCTAAGTTCGAAGTTCATGCAAACGAAATGGAATTTTTACAATGAAAGATTTAAGAGAAGATTTAAATAGACTCAAACAAGTAGAAACTTCTGAAGCTTCGGTGAAAGCAAAACAACTTGGATTAAATTATGTAGGATTTGGTAGATACGAGGATTCACGAACAGGTCAAGTTACTCATATTATCAGTAATAATAAACTGGTACCATTTCAAAGAGCAGTCAAGACAAATACATTTAAAGCCACTGGTATGGACGATGTTGGAAATTATAACGAATTTGTTCAACCAGAAGTGCAACAGTTACATCAAGCCTTGATTGCTAATTATTCACCAGACAAATACAAAGATGATGAATTGAATGCAATCTATGCATACACGAATGGTGGTTATCTGGATATCAATAATAGACTTGCAGAATTACCTCCTGGTATACCTGCAAAAAAGATTGAACCAACATCACCAGAAGATACAATTGTAGATGTTGTAAATTCACTAGATTCAATGCTCCGCAAGAGCAGAGCACCATTTGATTTTCTTGGATACATGAAATTAGGTCCAGATTATAATGTACAGGATATTGTGCCTGGTAGAAAAATGGTTTTGAAAACATACAAAGATACATCAATCAATATGGCAACGGTATTGAACTCTTCTGATAATTCGGTAAAGAGTCCTGCTGGTAGAAATATGGCCGTATTATTTCAGGTATTAGTGAAAAAGAATTCAAGAGGTATGTATATCTCTGACTATTCAGCTACACCAGATGACATGGAATTTTTATTACCTAGAGGAACAGTATTGGAAGTTATGAACGGTCCTCAAAATCTGGTTGGTAGTAATGCTGTAACACAAGATATGAACTTAGAAATAGTTTATTTTGATGTTGTAGCAAAAACATAAATAATAAAAATACCAGGAAAAAAGAATGAAAACAGTCAAGCAGATATTAGGAGAAAGCCAAGCTATTGATTACACAGATAGATTGTCTGTTTTATCTAGTTTAGGTTTGTTGGAAGAGAGTAAGGTGGGTCTGGTCAGAAGATCATTGGAAAAGAATCCAATGAGCATGACCATGGCAGAATCTAAAGCTCTCAAAGAATTTGTTGACAATATTTTGTCACAGATGCTGCTTGAAAAGCAAGATTATTTGAGTAAGTTTGATAAAAGAGTACCTAAAGGATATCCTTCAGATAGGGATATGCCAACTGTATTGATTCTCAAAAGAAAGGCTATTAGAGTGTATCCAGACAATCAAAAAATAGCACTGTATTATTCACAAGCGTTAGATAGATATATCTCTATTCCTTATGGCCCAAAAGGTGAACCATTAGGTATGGTTATGAATGAGAGTGTTGATACTTCTGATATTTTCAAGAACATGAAGCAGAACGAGTCTGAAAATCCAAAATTGAAATTTGCTCCCGGCATGAAATTAAATGAAATTTCATCGGAATTGATGAAAAGATATATTGAACAGAGTAAGAAAAAACATGAAGAAGGTAAAAGAAAATTGAATGTTGGTATGGTTGCATTGGCTAATGCTAAATTAAAATCCAAAAAATCTGATGAGTTGACAAAAGTTTTAAATACTCCAACAAAAGAATTGGTTAGAACTCCTGGTGGTTATAAGGAAGGTAAAAAAGCTATATTACAATCTTCTGCACCAGGAGCAGAGAAACTGGGTGCTCTTTTTGGATTGGCAGCAAGAAATAAAATTGAAAAAATTAAAGCTGGGTTTGCGGCCCGGCCATCAAAAAAACAAGAAATGGTCCCAGCACCAAATAAACAATTCCCAACAGCACCGCAAGCACCTATGGGAATGTTTGAATCTAAAAACACATTTAGAAAAAATCTTCGTATGATTAGAGAAGAAGATAAAAATAAAACAAAATCTGATGAATCTGATGAATATGGTAAAACAGATGCTGCATTAGATGCGGCAAGTCTTATACCCGGAATAGGGAGTGTTGCTTCTGTCGTTTCAGCAGTCAGGAATGTTGCAAGAGGAAAGCATTCAGATGCTGCATTAGATGCAGCTGGCATTATACCAGGGGTTAACTATGTCACCAAACCCGTAAAGGCAGCAAAAGCGGCAGCGAGAGCACTGAGAACAGTTAAAAAAATAGAAAAAGTAGAAGATGCAAAAGGTTTAAAAAGCCTATCTAGAAGAACTAGGAAGATAAACCGTAAAAAAGTAGACCCAACAAAAGCAGCAAAACCACCAAAATCTAGATTTCGCAGAATCCTAGATAGGGTTAGTGGAATTGGTGCTGGTGTGGCTGGTGCAGTAGGTGGTGCATTAGGTGCTGCTGCATCTGCTCTCGGTGACGGTGATTTATCAGACGTAAAAAAACCAACAGATCAAAATGTTTTCAAATTTGGTGCGGTGCCAATAAATATTGGAGGCAGAACCCAGAGAATTGATATGAGTGATGCAGCACAACAGCAAAGAATGTTCGGGCAAGGAACCGTCGGTCAATTTTCTGGACCTGCACTGCGAGAATCTAATCTATCACTAATCAAAAAACTTTCCAAGAGCAAGTCTCTCTCAGAAAGTGTTATTCATTTTACTAATGAAAACTCTGTTACTATAAATAAAGGAACAGCAAAGAAAATCATGAAAGTTTACAATTCACTGAATGAGTCTAACAAAGGCAAAATGGAAAAGATGTTAAACGAAAGTGTTGTAACTTTCACACAAGCAATCAATTTCGCAGTAAGGCAATAAAATATGGCAAATTATATCAAAGAACACAGACTATATGATACCAACAGAAGAACACTGCTGAAATATGTTTGTGTTTCTGATGGCACACAATTTGCAAATACTACACTGGTGGATGTATCGAGTCTTTCATATGCTCTGAATGCAAATGGATACATCATGACATCTAACGTACATCCTAAAGCATCTTATGGCACCACAATTGTTTCTATCAAAGGAAATGGTTCACTTGGAAATTCAGCCAAATCATTTTTGAAGTTGCAATGGGAAGGTGATTCTAATTCAGAAATCATTGTTGCAACAGATTACTTTGATTATGGTGGATCAGGTGGTGGTAGTGTAGTGGGAGCATTTACTAATCCAGAATCAAATTCAACAGGTGATATTCTCATTTCTACTGTCAACATGGAAGCAAACGATGTTTTCACTATCTTCGTAGAATTGAAAAAAGAAGCAATCGATTACGATCAAGGTCAAACAGCAGACCCAGCAGCATTTAATAGAGGACCATACGCACCATGAAACTTATAGCTCATATCGCAAATAAAGATTACACACTTGCCGAGCAAGAATTCAAGACCAAACTTCTTCAGATTGTAGAGGCTAAGCTTACTGAAAGAAAGCATATGCTTGCTGCACAGATTTTTGAAGGCAGAAAATGAACGAAGACCAAGAAGACCTCGTTGAAGGTCGAGTAAAGATCGTAAAGTTCAGAATACGAAATGGTGTAATTCAAAGACGCAAAAAAGTGTCTAATGTCGCTGGATATACCATGCGTGGTGGTAAAATGACTAGAATGACTGCTGCTGAAAGAAGGCATCGGAGATTAGGCCAAAAAAGAGCAAAAATCAAAAAAAGAGCTAAAATGGCCAGAATTAATATGAAAAGAAAAAGAACAATGCTCAAAAGAAAAAGGCTAGGATGGTAAGATGAAGCTTATTTCAGAAGAAGTTTTAGAAGTACAATATCTTGTAGAAAATGACAAAGAGAATGGTAAAAAATCTTTTCACATTCAAGGCATTTTCATGCAAGCAGATCAAAAGAACAAGAATGGTAGAGTATATCCTTTTGCCACATTGAACAAAGAAGTTGAAAGATATAATAAAGATTATGTAACTAAAAACCGCGCATACGGAGAACTCGGTCATCCCGACAATCCAACTATCAATCTTGATAGAGTATCACATATGATTACTAAACTTTATCCAGATGGTAATAATTTTATTGGTAAAGCAAAAATCGTAGATACTCCTATGGGTAATATTGTCAAAGGTCTTTTAGATTCAGGAGCAAGCTTAGGTGTTTCTACAAGAGGTGTAGGATCACTGAAACCTTACAACGGATATCAATTAGTTCAAGATGATTATAAACTTGCTACAGCAGCCGACATTGTTGCAGATCCTTCTGCTCCCTGTGCATTCGTAAATGGTATTATGGAAAATGTTTCTTGGTTCTACGATGGTGCAAATTGGAAAATGGCAGAGCTATCCGAACAAACAAAGAAAAAAATCAGAACAGTATCAAAAAGAGAACTTGAGTCTGTAGCACTCAAACTATTTGAAAATTATATCTCAAAAATCTAAGGATTATAAATAAACAATAAGATAAAGGAGTTATCGATAATGCCTTCACTTACAGAAACAGCAAAGAAGATTCTAATGAAAGAATCTGATGACCCTACACCAGATAGGGATGCAAAGAATATGACACCTAATATGCAGACTTTGAAGCCAGGTGGCGAATTTTCTCCAGGTGGAGTATCACCTTCTTATACTGGTCGATTTGCTAATCCTCCTGGTTCAGGAGAAAATGTTCCCGCTCGTTGGAATCCACCAGATGGACAACCAGAGCATGATGAAACACAAGCAGTTGTAGATCCTAATGATCAACAAAACATCGGCGCAATTCTTTCAAAGAACATTGGCGCAACCAATTATCCTGGTACCAAACCTCCTGTACCAGCAGAACAACCACAACAACAAGCAGCAGTAATGGAAGAAGAGTTTGAAATCTCAGAAGAACTGCAAGATTTTATCAATGAGATGATCGAAGAAGGTTATTCAGAAGAAGAAATTGCTGAAGCCATCGAAGAGAATTTCGAGCTAGTTTCTGAAGAAAAAGAAGAAAAAGAAGAAAAAGCTGAGTCAATGCCAAAAGGTAAAGCTAAGCCAATGCCAAAAGGTAAAGCTAAGCCAATGCCATATAAAATGATGAAAGAGCATGTTGATGCCCTTCTTGCTGGTGAAAATCTTTCTGAAGAATTCCGTGCTAAGGCTGAAACAATCTTCGAATCAGCCGTTGCTGTTCGTGTTGACGAGCAAGTAAAAGTTCTTGAAGAAGCTTATGCTAAGTCACTTGAAGAAGAGGTTCTTCAAATCTCTGAATCACTTACCGAACAAGTTGATGCATATCTCAACTATGTCGTTGAACAATGGATTTCTGAAAACGAAATTGCAATCGAAACTGGTCTTCGTACAGAACTAACAGAAGAATTCATCTCTGGACTCAAAACACTATTTGCAGAACACTACATTGATATTCCAGAAGATAAAGTATCAGTCCTAGAAGGTCTTTCTACCAGACTAGAAACAGCAGAAACCAGACTAAACGAAGAAATTGATAGAAATGTTGCTCTTACAAAAACTCTAAATGAGTCACTAAGAACTGAAATCGTCAATACTATTTGTGAAGGTCTAACTGCTACTGAGTCTGATAAACTAAGAAGACTTTCAGAAAATGTCTCATTCAATGATGTTGATGAATTTGCTGGTAAAATTCAAACTCTCCGTGAGAGCTATTTCAGCAGAACAGTCAATAGAATGGAAACACTAGATTCAACTGATGTTGACACAACCAACAGCGGTATGATTACAGAACAACTTAGCGGTCCAATGGCTGCTTATGTCAAATCAATCGGTAAATCTTTACCAAGATAAAGAAATAAAAAAAAAGGAGTAACCTTAATGTATCTTACTGAAGCCTTAGAACAAAAGTGGTCACCAGTTCTTGACCACGACGGCCTAACAGGGATCAAAGATTCCTATCGCCGTGCTGTTACTGCCATCATTCTTGAGAATCAAGAAAAGGCAATGATGGAAGAATCACGTCAACTTAACGAAACTGCACCAACCAACAATTATGGTGGTGGTAATATCCAAGCATACGATCCAATTCTAATTTCACTCGTTCGTCGTGCTCTACCAAATCTTATTGCTTATGACATCTGCGGCGTTCAGCCAATGACCGGTCCAACAGGCCTCATTTTCGCAATGAGATCAAACTACAAAACACAAGCTGGTACCGAAGCTCTCTTTAACGAAGCTAATACCGCATTCTCTGGTACCAATCATCTTGGTGCTAATGGTAACGTCCGTGGTTCTTTCGCAAATACCAATCCAGTATTTGCTCTAGGCGACGATGATGTTTATGGCTATGGCCGCGGCATGACCACAGCCCAAGCTGAAGCTCTTGGCGATGTTGGAACCAATCACTTTGCTGAAATGGCATTCCAAATCGACAAAGTAACTGTTACTGCTCGCAGCCGTGCTCTAAAAGCAGAGTACACCATGGAACTCGCACAAGACCTCAAAGCAGTTCATGGTCTCGATGCAGAAACCGAACTATCTAACATCCTCAGCACAGAAATTCTTGCTGAAATCAATCGTGAAGTAGTTCGTACAATCTACTCTTCTGCATCTGTTGGCGCACAGTATGGTGTTACATCTGCTGGTACTTTCGATCTTGACACCGACTCAAATGGTCGTTGGTCAGTTGAAAAGTTCAAAGGTCTTGTTTTCCAAATCGAACGTGAATGCAACGCAATCGCAAAAGCTACACGTAGAGGGAAGGGCAATACCCTAATCGTTTCTTCAGACGTAGCTTCTGCTCTTGCTATGGCTGGTGTTCTCGATTACAATCCAGCTCTCCAAGTCAATCTCCAAGTTGATGACACAGGCAATACCTTTGCTGGTGTTCTTCATGGTCGTGTAAAAGTTTACATTGATCCATATTTCGGTGGTTCAGCCAATGGTGATGAACTCTGCACAGTTGGTTATAAGGGCATGTCACCTTATGACGCAGGTCTCTTCTACTGCCCATACGTTCCTCTCCAAATGGTTCGTGCGGTTGGTCAAGATACTTTCCAACCAAAGATCGGGTTCAAGACACGTTACGGAATGGTGGCAAATCCATTTGCGACTGTTGCTGGTGACGGTGCTGTTGCTCCACGTAATGCTAATGCAAATAATGCTAACAAGTATTACAGA